GAAACATTTCAACAAGATTATGCTGTTGATACTAATAAAATTGTAAAGACTGGTTGGCCATTTCATTATATGGATAGTACATTAACTATGTACAAAGGCATGACAAAGCGTGACTTAATTTTATTTCCTCATAGAATTGCTCCTGAAAAGCAAGTTGAAATATTCCGTGATCTTGCTGATCAACTTCCACAGTATGAATGGGTAGTTTGTCAAGATAAAGAACTTAGTAAAAATGAATATCATAATTTGCTAGGAGAAGCGAAACTTGTGTTTAGTGCAAACTTACAAGAAACACTAGGCATTAGTTGGTACGAAGGTGCTCTTGTAGGAGCATTACCTATGATGCCAGATAGATTGAGCTACACTGAAATGGCTTTATTACCTTTCAAGTATCCTAGTAATTGGACAATCGATTGGAAAAACTATACTTCTAATAGAGAGGTTGTAAAAGAACGTGTAATTGACTATATGGAAAATTACAAAAGTTATCTTCCTAGCCTAAATAAACAGGTAGAAGAACTAAATGGCGCATATTTTAGTTGCAATGAGTTACTAAAAGTGTTAAAATAATATTATTAAAAGGCAATCCACTGCCTCAACATCGGAGAATATAATTGGAAACAAGTAAAAAGATTAAACAAAGACTAAAAGAAGCAGGCAAAAGGTTTTGGGCAGGAGATAATATCTCCGACTTTATCGAAGAAGGAGAGAAGCAACAACTAGTAGATGAGTTGGCTCCTAAGTTTGAAGCAGTATTACAAGGTCTTGTTATAGATACTGAGAATGATCCTAACAGTAATGGCACAGGCAAACGTCTTGCTAAAATGTATATTAACGAATTAATGGCAGGTAGGTACGAACCAATTCCTACTGTAACTGCATTTCCAAATGATAGTGCAACACCTTATGAAGGTATGTTAGTTGTTCGTTCAGAACTTACAAGCATGTGTTCACATCATCACCAGATAGTTAGAGGTGTAGCATACATTGGTATTATTGCTAGTGAAAAGTTAATTGGACTATCTAAGTATACACGTATTGCACAATGGTGTGCTGAACGTGGTACGTTGCAAGAAGAACTTGCAAATGACATTACTCGTGAAATACAAAAAGCAACAGGTGCAGAACACTTAGGTGTTTACATTCAAGCAACACACGGTTGTGTTGAGAATAGAGGTGTTAAAGCACATAGTTCGCTTACACAAACAACTGTACTGAAAGGTGCATTTAAAGACGATCCTGGAACTAAGAAAGAGTTTATGGACAATATTAAATTACAACAACAATACGCATGTTAGGAGTTTTATGCCAATACCAGAAAAAATAATTATTCCAGCAAATAGAGATCCAAGTGATAATCATTTTGCTGTAAGTTTAGTAAAAAGTATATTTAGAATAGTCGGCTGTGGTTGTTTAATTTACGGAGGCTATATGTTAGAACAATTTGGTTTGCTCTTTATGGCAGCCGGAATAATATTTGCCTTAGCAGAAGTGTTAGGCATTATAGAGGAGATAGTATGAACATTCATAAGAAAAGAGTTTACAGTGTATCAGAGCCAAAGAAGCCTGAAGACTGTATGGCGCTTACTCCAGCCGAAGCACTCATGTATAATTTAAAAGGTATTAAATTAATTGACATGACTGAAAAGCATGGAATGACAGTGCAAAGACTAATGAATAGTCGAAAAGATACATCACATGAAAGGTATACTTATGGGACCGTATTCGGAAACAAAACAACTGCATAGAATTAATAATATTAAATCTATTCTTGCAAATAAAAAGTTACCAGATGACACTCGTAGAATCTGGGAACAAAAACTGCATAACATTGCAGTTAATGAAGATGAATATAACAAAAGAGTATTTGAAGTATTCAAAGATGTTAAACAAGGTATTTTTACAGATGTTACTTAATTTTTTAGATTGGATCGGAAGAAAGCGTACTATCTATGATAGAACTGGTAGTATTCCGTATTTGGTTAGATACTATTTGTTTTTGAAGGACAGAAAGAACTTTCCTTTTAACATTACGTTACATAAAGTATTAGTAAGTGATGAACCTACACTGCATGATCATCCATGGAGTTGGGGAGCATTAATTTTAAAAGGCGGCTATTGGGAACATACACCACAAGGTAAGTTTTGGCGTGGTCCTGGTAGTTTTCGTTTTAGAACAGCAAAAGATTTACATTGGTTAGAACTTGCAAAAGATAAAGACGGAAATGAAATTCCTTGTTGGAGTTTATTCTATATGGGTAAGAAAGCACAACAATGGGGTTTCGTTAAGAATGGTAAGTGGATACATAACGAGGAATACTTAAAATAATGATTAAGAAACATTACTATAGTTGGTCTGACGTAGAAAAAATGTGCGTTAGCATTGTAAATCAAATGTACTCTGACAACTGGAAGCCTGATTATATTGTAGGTATTACCCGTGGTGGTAATGTACCTGCTACTATTATTAGTAATATGACTGGCATACGTTGCGAAGCAATTAAAGTAAGTCTACGTGATGATACTAGTGAAAGTGAAAGCAACTGTTGGATGGCTGAAGATGCCTTTGGATATCATCAACAGGGTCAAGGACAAGAAGGCAAAAAGATTCTTATTGTAGACGACATTAACGACACTGGTGCTACATTCAATTGGATTAAACAAGACTGGCCCGCAGGTTGTTTACCAAATAGCCCTGAATGGGAAAAGGTTTGGGGTAACAATGTTCGCTTCGCTACACTAACAGAAAACCTAGCAAGTGAGTTTGATAAAGTCAGTTATACCTGTCATGAAGTAAACAAAGTAGAAGAAGATGTTTGGTTAGTTTATCCTTGGGAAAACGTAGGCGAATATCATGCGTGATGACTTGATGGTACAACAACAAGTATCAAACGTATGGCAACATATGGTTGGCGTTATTTGTTTGAATCAAGTAAACAGACTGCAAACAAAACCTGTTCTTACAAGATTGTTTAAAAAGTATCCTACTGCACATAGTCTATTGCGTGGTTGTACTATTCCTATGTTAGAAGATCTATTAGAGCCATTAGGTATGCAACGTGTAAGAGCTAAAAGAATTTATAAAATGAGTATACAGATTGAGAACTGGAATGGTGTTGATGCTACTGACCTTTATGGCATTGGTAAATATGGGTCCGATAGTTATAATATATTTTACCTAAATAATATACCAACCGATGTTCAGGATAAAGAATTAAAACGATATATTGCAGAGGAGTTAGTATGAGCTATGATGATAAATGTACAGTTACATGTACTGATAACGGTAAAGTTGCTGAAGCAGAAGTTGATCGAATTGAGCCTAAAGATTTCTTAAATATCTTTATGGCGAGCAATAAAATACATATGAAATGGAATGGTAGAGTATTTGTAGGAAATGCATTTGGTTTTGAATTTACTACACCTGGCCCAAAACAATTTAACAATGCAATTAGAAGAGGCTTTTAATGAAGGCTGACACTTTACAATTAGCAATAGAAGAACAAAGAGCACCGTGGACAGACATTGAGGTTGATACCCGTGAGTTCACTGTTTTTCGTGACAAGTATCCTGTAACCGAAGGTCATTTATTAATTGTACCCAAAGAAGCAACACAAGAAAACATCTTAAAGTGTTTTAATTTTGCTGTTACTATGGGTTATGATAATGTAGCAAGTGAAAAAACTAACATCACAGGATACAACATAGGTTTGAATGTAGGTGAAAGTGCAGGACAAACAGTCATGTACCCACACGTACATTTAATATTCCGTCGTAATGGGGACATGGAAGATCCGAAAGGAGGCGTCAGAGGCGTCATCCCATCAAAGCAACAATATTAAGGAAAGGTTATGACATTGAAAGAAACTTTGATTAGTGCAGCTCGTAAACACGCAGAAGCAGAAATTGCGGTGCACAAAGCAAATATTGAAGTCTACATGCAACAGGTAGTTGGTATTGGTGAGCATTCTGATATCATTGAAACTATCCAAAAAGAATTGGATAAAATGGCTGCTGCAACTGATAGACTCGAAATGCTCGATAAGCATTTCAGCTAGATGATCTGGCAAGTAAAAATTGAAGAAGATCCGTACACGAAAGAGTTGACGTTACCGATTCCAACGGATCTTCTTAACCAAATGGGTTGGGATATTGGCGATAATCTCGTTTGGGAAGAGAGTATGCCAGGCACTTCCTATACGCTGAAAAAGGTTGACAAACCTGGTGAAAAGAAGGTATAATAGTAATATGAATGCTACATTAGTCACAGAAGAAGATACTAAAAAGTATTATTACAGTGAGATCTTTTACTCTATTCAAGGTGAAGGTAATTACACTGGGGTTCCTACTGCTTGGATTAGATTCTTTCTATGTAATTTACAATGTAATGGGTTTGGTCAAATTGATCCAACTAACCCAGATACATATGAACTTCCATTTGAAGATTATGATGTTAGTCAAGTAAAGAAAGTAGAAGATTTACCTGTATGGGATAAAGGCTGTGATAGCAGTTATACATGGGCAAAGAAGTATAAACACTTAATGGGGCAAGAAACTCCTAAGGTGTTAGCTCAAAAAGTTATTGATATTTTAAAGAATGATAGTAACCCAGATGGTTTATTCCTACACCCTGTTTCAAAACAAAGACAACACTTCTGTGTTACAGGTGGTGAGCCTTTAATGAAACAAAGTCAAAAAGCATTCTTAGGTATAATACAAGAACTAAAAAGACAGGATAACATTCCTGCTAGTATTACATTTGAAACAAATGGCACACAAAAATTATTACCAGAATTTATTGAATATTGGGAGAACGAGAAAGATATTGAATTATTCTTTTCCTTATCTCCGAAACTTTTTAGTACTTCAGGAGAACTTGCAAAAAAAGCAATTAAGCCTGAGATAGTTGCAGAATACTTTAAACTTAGTAAAACAGGACAACTAAAGTTTGTGGTAGGTAGTATGCAACGTGAATGGGATGACATGGATTCTGCTATAGCAGAGTTTAAAGACGTTGGAGTTGACTATCCTATTTGGGTGATGCCTGTAGGAGCAAGAGAAGAAGAACAAACCGCAACGGCTGGTGCTGTTGCAAAGATGGCGTTTCAAAGAGGATACAATGTAGCGGCAAGAGTACATGTATACTTGTTTGGTAATGCTATCGGAACTTAGGAGAAAATATGTCATTTTTAACAAAAATGCTTGGCTTAGATAAAATTAAAGAAATTAACGAAGCTAAAGAACAAGAAAAGAATAAACAACTTAGTCCAAAAGAACTTGCGACTAAGAAGAAAGAACCGTGGGTAGGCGTACTGCAAACACACGTTAACAAAGAAAATGTCCGAAATGGCTTCTTTGAGCTTGACTGGAATAGGCATTTCGTGTTACAATTAGTTAAAGAAGGATACGGAGTTGAGAATGATAAAGAAGAAGAAATTATTGATCGTTGGTTTCGTGAGCTTTGCGCTAATGTTGTTGTTGATGGTGACTACGGAGGTCCATTAGAAGGTATGGCAACAGGTAACATAGATATAGATAATATTAAGAGAGATAACAGATAATGACACACATTCTAGTAGATACAGCAAATACATTCTTCCGTGCAAGACATGTAATTAACGGTGATGCTGATGTTAAGTTGGGTATGGCTTTCCATATTACACTTAACAGTATTAAGAAGGCATGGCAAGACTTTGATGGCACACATGTTGTATTCTGCTTAGAAGGTCGTAGTTGGCGTAAGGACCATTATGAGCCTTACAAGCGTAACAGACAAGTTGCTCGTGATGCACTTACAGAAAAACAGCAAGAAGAAGATACTGTGTTCTGGGAAGCCTTTGATACATTTAAAGACTTTGTAGCAGATAAAACTAACTGTACTGTATTACAACACAAAGAGTTAGAAGCAGATGATTTAATTGCTGGTTGGATACAACAACATCCAGATGTAGATCATGTTGTTGTTTCTACAGACACAGACTTTCAACAACTAATTGCACCTAATGTAAAACTATACAATGGTGTACAAGATGTAACTTCTACACATGAAGGTTTCTTTGATAAGAAAGGTAATCCTGTAATTGATAAGAAAACTAAAGAAGCTAAGGCTGCGCCTGATCCGCAATGGTTGTTGTTTGAAAAATGTATGCGTGGTGACACTAGTGACAATGTGTTTAGTGCTTACCCAGGTGTACGTAAGAAAGGCACTAAGAATAAGGTTGGTTTATTAGAAGCATTTGAGGATAAAGACCTTAAAGGCTACAACTGGAATAACTTAATGCTACAACGTTGGGTAGATCATAACGGTGAAGAGCATCGTGTACTTGACGACTACGAACGTAATAGGATATTAATTGACTTAACTGCACAGCCTAAAGACGTAAGAGATAAAATTACAAGTACTATACAGACGTCAATTGATGAAAATAAAAATATTAGCCAGGTTGGTGTAAGACTTATGAAATTCTGTAATTTATACGACTTAAAGAAAATATCAGATCAAGCACAAGCATACGCCGAACCATTGAATGCGAGGTATATGGTATGACAACTGATTTCAAAGCAAAGCCAGTTTTAGAAGATAAGTTTTGGATTGTTGAAGAACAAGGTCAAAAAATTGGTACATTAAGAAAGAACGAAGATAAGTTTGTTTTTAGTAATGAAAACGGTGTTAAGTTCTATCATAATAAGAAAAGTATTTTAAGTGATTATGGCAAAGACTTTTTTGTTGCTAAAATTGTAAAAGAAGCTGATGATTCTGATCCTAAAGAAGTACACGGATATAAATGTAGTACTAAGCCACATAACTCTATGTTTGATATACAGAAGCGTTTACCTTTGTTTACAAAGAGTCGTGACTCAAAGAGTTTGTATTGTTCAGGGTATTATGTTATTAGATTCGATAAAGGATGGGTTAAATCGTTCTGTCCTAAGCTCATTACACTACAACGGTATGCGTATAAAGGGCCATTTAAGACTGATTTAGAGATGAAACAGGTGTTATCTAATGTCAACAAATAACCTTCCGCAATCACTTCCTACCATTGAAAAGATACTACAACGCATTGCAATTGCAGAAAAGTCACAGCAAAAAGACATAAGAATAACACTACAAGAAGCACGGTCACTTACACTAGAACTATCGCTGTTTACATCTAAACTAGGCACTGTTGTAGCGTCTATAGATGAACAATTAAAGCAAATCAAGCAGAACAGTGAGCAAGTTGAAGTGAAATTTGAAGGCGGTCAGTTCTAAAAAAGGATAAATATATACGTAGTTAATTAAAAGGATTACGTATAATGAGTAGACCAAAACCAACAGTGCTTCTCGAACATGTCAATCGAGAATCATATAAGACAGAACAAGTATTAGAGAGCGAAGCAATTTGGGCGGTCTTCTATAAGGGAAAGCCGTTTAACTTAAAAAGCGGAAGTATGGTATCAAGCTATCCCGGACCGAAGTATAAAAAAGTATCGTTTTCTAATCCTGGACACGCTAGAAATTTAGCAAAGAAACTAAATGCACTTTTTAATACTGAAGAGTTTGCGGTATACACGCTTACTTCTGGAGCAAAAGAAGAGTAATGACACATGGATCAAAAGGACAATTATACAAAGGTATTTCTGAAAGCCGCTAATCAGCCTTTTGACACCCCCGACATAAAAGATAAGAGAACATTATGGTGGTATAACATTCGTGATGTTGGCGGGCTACGTCTAACAGACGAAGCTAAAATGCATATCGAACAAATAGCAAAAATTAGAACCTACAAAGTAGACTTTCCAAAAGAATTTAAAATAACACCTAAAGTGCTTTTATGGCTTGACAATTTTATTGAATCACCGTATTATATAACTAAGAAAACAATAACCGTACTTAAAGAAAGGTCTGCTTTTGAATTGTACTTGTTTAGTGGAGATATCAGTAAAATGGGCTATAATAAAGCATTGTCCAAAAGACTTTCTGAAGAAACCGCGGACCAAGATTAACATTCATAAACATAGCATATAATAAATATTAGTGATGATAGAACTTAATCCATTAGATGTACTACGTTCAAGAGAACTTAAGACTATGCCTCCACACTTTGCAAAGTTGCAGGTGTCGAGCAATGATCGCTATGATCGTAGACTTTATGAATGGGTTAAGACTAATACAAGTGGAAGGTACTGTATTAATACATATCCTTCTGCTAAAGAAAATACGTTTAAGTCTGCTACATTTGTAGGCTTTGAAGAAGAGAAAGAACTAACATATTTTATGTTAGCTTGTCCATACTTAAGGAGAAACTAGAATGGCTGAAGAAAATAAGACGCCGGAAACGGTTACAGAAGCAGCGCCACAAAGTGGTCCTGTTCCTACACCAGGTGTAGATCAAAATGCACCTGCACCAGAAGCTGGGGAACCAGCAGCACCAGATCTTAACATTAGTGATCTTAATGCAGTAAAAAGCATTATTGAAGTTGCTACACAAAGAGGTGCATTTAAAGCAACTGAATTAGAAGCAGTTGGTAAAGCATTTAACAAACTAACAGCATTTTTAGATCATGTTGTTAAACAACAACAGGCTGCTGCACCAGGGGCACCTGAAGGAGGACAGCAATAATGGCTAAGGAAATTAAACACGTTGGTAAAATGACCAACACTGGCGATGCTGTAGCTGTAGTATTTAGAACTATTCCAGGTGAATCAAACCAGGCACTAGTACTACAAACTGCAACGTTACCTGATATCTATCACGATAGTTTGATGAAACTAATCGAAACAGATCAAGCTCAAGAAGCATATGAACTTGGTGAGTTCATGTTTAGAAATTCTTTCCCAGACGGAAGACCAATGTTACAATCAATGCAGGCTGATAATAGACTTATTAAAGTTGACACATCAAATGTAACAATGACACCTTCATCACAGTCAGCGATACAGTTAAGCGAACTTAACGCTTTAATTGCTGAACAGAAAGGTGTTAGCATTGATGAGTTACACAAGTTTGTAAGTGGTGCACCAGATGAAGCTGCTACAAACCCAAGTACACCAGCACCGGCACAGCCTGTGACTGAAGCAGTTGCGCCAACAGATTCGGGTGTGTTAAGTGACAACGATCTTGCTAAATCTTATCGCTCACAAGCAGATAGATTAAGTAAAGAGGCAGCACAACTAAGACGCCAAGCTGAAGAACTTGTTCCTACGAAGAAGGCTTCTAAAGCAAAAGTGTCAGAGAGTGCCTAGTAAGCATTACTTTAAACCACCGAAGCATCTGGTTAAAGAATGGCCAGAGGTTTTTGACGACCTCTACATGAACACTATGCCTGTTGCATATTTAGATGCAATGATTTTAGAATTTAGTGATGGTAGAGTTTGGGAGATTGATGTTAAAGAACATCTCGTAGGAGATGATCCTGATAGTGTAGCAAAAAAAATGTTACAAACTATGAATGAATATAAAGATACTATTAAGAAAGTAGACTTTAAAATTAATGTTGATCTTCTAAAGAAAGAAATAAAAGATCGAACAGATCAGATATTGTAGTTTCTCACACTTGGGGAGTTAGTAGAAATACTAACTCTCTTTTTTTATCTTGTATTTCCGTAATGAATAACTTCGTGCTTATCCGATGTGTAAGAACGCCACGGATCAACTACAACTGAATCATCTGATAGTTCTACATAAAGCTCTGGATGAGCTAAAAGAACACAAGCTCTAAAAGGTCCTGGATCTGCACCAAATACTAATGGATCAACTTGCATAGGATTATAGTCATACTCTGTACAATACTGTGCAACTAGTAAAGCATAACTCCCATCAATATAAGGTACACCTGGTTTATAAGAAATACCATTAATAAGAATAGGAAGTTCTTTTTCTTTTGCAATATCACAAAGTTTTAGTGCAATATTTTGTGCTTGAACTTCTCTAGCATTCATAACTGCATCAAATATATCATAACCAAGATCTAGTTTCTTTGCCATGTATCTAAGTGCAATATTATCTCTTGGGTGACAACTGCCGCCATCTCCCATTCCTGCTTTCATGTAACTTGGTCCCATAATACGCTGTGTGCTTTCTGCAAGTGCTGTAGTAACTACATCAACATTTATATTACCTTGCTTTTCAGCAACGTCTTGTATCATGTTTACAAGTCCAATCTTTGTACTAATAAATGTATTGTAGAATACTTTGATACATTCGCATTCGTCCCAAGTACCAATTACATAACGTGTATCGTTTTCCATACATGTATCATAAAAATCTCTAAGCTCTTTAGCATCGCCAGTTTCACTGCCATCTTCTGTGCCAATCATAACCATTTCAGGATTGACCATATCCCAAGCAACTGTACCCATAGCAATCAAATAAGGATTATAAACAAAACGTGTGTTAGTTACTAAAGGAACAAACTCACGTCTTACTGTGCCAGGTAATACTGTACTAATAAGCACAAGCATTTGGTTTTTGTTCATATACCTGTCTGCTTCCTTTAAACAATCAATAACAATATCGTATTGGAAGTCTTTAGGTTCTAGGTGTGCTGTTGGTGCTTTACCATCATAGTTTGGATCATGTGGAGTAGGTACTGCAACAAATACAATGTCTGCTACTTCTGCTACTTCTTTAATTGTTTCTTCTACAATGACATAGTCGCTGTCTAACGATTTGTCTACATCATAACCAAGAACAGCATGTCCTTTTTTGGCAATTACTTCTGCACAAGGCATACCCAATTTGCCTAGTCCAATAAATCCAATTTTCATTTATTCTACCCTTTCTATTGTTTCTAGTATTTACAATTCAACATTAAAACGCTGTTTAAGCCTGGCTTTTTACGCTGATACACAGTTAATGCTTATGTATGTTAACCACGCTGTATGACGCTTAAAATGCGTTTTAGACACCTAATTCATAGGCTTTATTAAGTGGTTTCTCCCTTGTAAAACCCTATAATTATATTGTGCAATTTCACGCACTTTGGAATGCCATTCTCTAAATTCTGCACCTTTCAAATTGCACAATCTTTCAATTTCATCTACAATTGCTATTGCTCGATCTCCGTGATCTTCAATCTTATCGTATCCTTCATTTATATGAGGATGATAAGATCTGTATCCTAACTTTTTAAGATATTGCAATGTATTTGGAGAACCTATCAACACATACGGATGCCCCATACCAATACATTTAAATATTTTTTCACTTAGGAACGGAACGTCCTCGTAGAATGTTGTTTCACTAATTACACTAAAATATGTTTCTTGATAGTACTTATGTATTGATAGTTGGTGTTCTGCTCTATTAGTAACAAGATCCTCTTCATCAAGATACATTGGCGTTAACTGTTGTACGTCAGAAGAACGTTTTAAAACACGAGAAATCTCTTTATGGGTTTCGTGGTTTGTTTCCAATCGGTTCCATACATGTTTCCAATCTAAATTATCGTCTGACGGTCCTAGGCTAACATATCCATCATCTAGTAATCCTCTATCATGAAGTAGTGTAACCATTAACGGTCTGTGCAAACGCCAGCGTCTATTTAGATTAAGATATTTTTTAGAGTACTTGCGTTTCTTTTCCATGGTAGGTAAATTTCTACGCTGTAGTATTGTATCTTTGCCAGTATTTTCAAATAAAGTAAACCACATAATTTTAATAGGCTCTACATTATTTTTCTTACAATAATTTAATGCGTATTTGTACATAGTAGGTACACCAGATAAAAACACAACTTGACTTGTTGGTATGTCATATTTTTGTATGATATCATTATAAATGGCATCTAAACTGTCATAAAAGAACTCTAACGAGTTGTCTAGTACTAATGAAATCTGTTTAAGTTGTAATTTAAGAATCGTTTCTTGATCTAAAATCGTATCTAAAGGAAAATATTTAAAACTTCTTGCATTAGAAAACATTATGAAATAGTAATCTTGTTTTAGTTTGATACGTCCTAGTTCAGCAGGATTGGTATCTATAGTAACTTTCTGAGGATTATTATCATCGTATGTTATAAGGTACGGTAAATTATCGTTATTCAAACAAGCCATTATAACCGTCCTGGAATGTTATCATCTTCGTTCCACCATTTTTCTAGGTCATGAAAATTTCTTGCTTTTAATACTTTTTGATTTGTGTGTGCAACAAATTGTTTCATCTTTTCTGTTATATTATGATTTGGTAAGCATTTAGAAATGTATTCTAAATAGTGTTCAGGTCTAGGGTGATAATCAGCAGTCTGCCCAGTGCTGTTGTGTCCACGTATTGGCGTCTGTGGCCATACACCGTTAAGCACAGTACTAAGTATGTCTGGTTTTATTGCTGCTAGTGTTGAAGCATATAATCTTTTAATATCTCCGTAGTCGCTATTTTTCATTTCCGGAGTTAAATTAAATGAGATCATATCGTCAATCTCAAAAGGTGCCATGTTCCACATTTGAAAATCAGCAAGTCCGTTCTTCATGTATTGTCTTGTTAATTCTATAAGTCCTAAATCTCTCATTAGATAAAATCTATAATCAAACCAGTCATGTACAAACTTAGCAGAGATATTATTTTGTGTTGTAATGTTTCCTGATGTTATCCAATCTTCGTTCCTATATCTATCTTCACGTGTAACTGAACTCCACATAATAATAACTAAATCATCTTTGTTAAAATTATATCTTAAATTTGCTTCTACTAGTTGATTAGAAATATAAAGATTACCTGCTCCGGCTTTTCCGTAGTTTATAGTTTCTGGTATTTCTTGTTTAATGATATCAGACCAAGTTGGCCATTTATATCTAGTAAAACTACAACCAAATGTAAAACATCTTTTATATTTGTTAAACTGTTTCAAAGTACTTCTCCGCTGATTTTATACAATTAGTTATTGCATCTTTATAAAAGTCTTGTGTTCTTGCATGTTCAAAGTTATGTTGCACAGCAGGATATGCATATAGTAAACGTCTTTGCTTAGTTTTAAAATCAAGACTGATCCACTCTTTTAAATTTTGTTGTACAGTATTAAAACGTTCTAATGGATCTACAATTAAGTCGTAGGGCTTACTGAACAATTTAAAGTCTGTTTTAAATCCTAATGAACGTAAACCAGCAAGTGTTCCTCTTGATGCAATTGTGATAAAAGGATGTCCAAGCATAATAGGTTTAAATAATTTCTCTGTTAAAAATACGCTGTCGTCAAAGAATATAGTTTCAGTTACAACTGTTAGTAATGTGTTTGCATATAGTTCTGCATTGAAACTATTAGCAGCATTTGTAACACTCCAATCTCCGTCAAAAAATCTTGGAGTAAACTCTTTATGCCTTGCATAATTTTCTTTACCGATTAAGTATTCTGCATTTAGATCTTCGCCTTCTTTAACTTCGTTACATGTAACAATACCTTTGTCTAGTAGTCCACTAATGCCTAAGTCTGTTACGTGTGCAGCTCTATGCGGTCTATGCACCCTATTTAAACTATTAAATGCTTTACTTTCTTCTCTGTACATAGCACCTTTGATTAACGGCTTGTAGGGCATAGATTGATTCATAAATATCTTTAAGAAGTGATTCGAATATGCAACTTCAAACATACGTGCATTGCCTGTTTTTTCTAACCAATCTTCGTAATGCTTTTCTACTAATTGGCTTCCTTGCATAATATAAACAGACATCGGTGGCAGTTCTCTTTTAATTGCAGCGTCATGTATACGCTGCCAGCCGTCACCTAGTGATTTGTGTATAAAAGGACCTCCTTCTTTGTCAGCACCAATTACAAGTCTTAATCTTTTTTTCTTTACTAGTTTTACAATATTCTTTGGTAATGCAGTTATGATGTCTGTCGGTCCGTTGTGTACAGAGCTAAGTCCTGTCCACCAACAAGGATCACCATTAACATCAATATAATATATGCCAGGCGAATTTCGACAGTTTACTAATTCTTGCACAGGCTTTTTCATGGTGCGTAAAGTTTGTTTAACAATAGATCCTTTAGAAGTTAGATACCAATCAGTTTCATCTGTGGTAGAAAGATGAGATAAATTTTCTGTTGATTCGTCTATGGTATCAAAGTAAAAATTCATTAAGTTAACCTTTTCAATTCAGGAAATGTTTCTGCAAAGTTTTCATTTCTAATTATATCATAATGATGTGTACGGTTTTTAAATTGTTGTTTTGTTTTCTCATTAAACTTAGAACTGTTTATATAACTTACAACACCCTTTAGCATATCATCAATATGCTTATTATATTTTTTACTTTGTATCTTTTCAATAATTTCTGTTTTAAATGAATCATCTAATACTGATGCAGTATAATATTCCGGATATTGTATATTATACATCTGTGGGAAATAATCTTCAAGATCAAAAAATCCTTCATTCAATACATAATCAAAAAAGTCTGTTATTGTGTACAAATTAAAGACACTAACAACTGTATTGCTTTGCATTTTGATGTGAGGACATTCTTGTTTTATTTTTTTAATATTACTTTTAACCAAATCCCAGTCTGTTCCTGATCTAATATATTCTGCTCTACTACCGTAATGATCTAAACTTGCACCTATATGTATAGTATCAAAGTGTTTCCATAGCTCTAAGACGCTCTTAGACTTGTATTTTAGCACACTACAGTTACTATTATACTCTAACTTCACATTTGTTTTACCTATTGAAATAAGGTGTTCTAGTATGTCATAATGCTTGTCTGTAAGCAAAGGTTCTCCGCCTGCAAAGTAAAATGTTTCAATATCCTTAAAGTGCGGAAGGAACTGGTTATACAACTTATCGTTGTCATTGCCATCTGCTAAAATAAAAATAGGCTTCTTTTCACCTTGTGCATTATCTTCTTGCGCCCATGTGCTAGAGTATGTGCTACTACAACTACGGCATTTAAAGTTACAAATATTACTCCAACGCACATCAAAATGTTTTAGATGCATTACTGGTAATGTACCATCAGCTTCTGTATGTGCTATTAGACCAGTAGTATCACCAAAGTATGGATTACGATTAGCATGTGTTCTTGAGCTTTCGGCTCCGCCATCTTCTATATTATAACAGGCTTGACATTCTACACAACGTTTACCCTCAAGCATATTTTTACGTATTTTCTTGTAGGGTTTGTCATTCCAAATTTCTTTGATTGTGTTTTGTCTTACATTACCTAAGGGCTTGTCCCACTCACCGACACAACAAGGTAACACCGATCCGTCTGGGTTTACATACATATGTAACCAAGGGTATATACAAAACGTATCAGACAGCTTCGCAGTCATAGTAGAAGTCCTTTAGATCTGGAAACGTATCAGTAAAGTTAACATTTCTGCGTTTATCATATTCAGTAAACCACTGATAAAAATCTCTACGGCCTTCTGTCAATCTGTTGACATCATACTGTGTTCTTTCCATATAGTCTACTACACGTCTAAACTTTTCATATTCTAGTTCGCTAAATTTATGCTTATCCTGGTCGTCCATATTATCAATAATAAATTGTAAGTGTTTCTTCATGTATGGCATAAATCTTTCTTTAGGTAAGATATTCATATCATATTGTAAAGGTTCTTTTAGATACGGAGTATCAAATCTAATTCTTTGCCATTTAGTTTGATTATCGCTATTATATTTTATACGCCAGTCTAAGAACTTTTGCAATAGTGTACTAAAGTTGGTTACAGTTAAAATATTAAACGTAACCATAAATGTTAAAGGCATATTAGTTTTAGTCATGTATATGTCTAAGTTCTTTTGCCAAAGTTCTAAATCTAATCCTGTTCTAATATACTCTGCTTGTGGTCCCCATGTATCAATACTAGTAAAAATTTTAAAGTCTTTGATGCAACCTTTTTCAACTAAATTGTTTACTTTGTCAGTAAATCGTTCAATAAGAATAGGCTTCACACCTAAGTTAGTATTAATGTTTAGTTCTAAGTTAGGACATGGATTCTTTTCAAGTTCGTCGAACACTCTCCATGTGCTTTGCTGTAGTAATGGCTCGCCTCCAGTAATACGTAAAATTGTAAGTGTTTTGCGTAACTCAGGCCACCATTTCCACCATGCTTTAACATATGGATTTGTTTCTTCATCTTTGTGTATTTTAAACCAATCAATATCGTTCCTATGGTTCTTAACCATAGTGTACGGACCTTCCTTTTCAATTTCTTTATAATAACTGCTAGAATGTTTAGGGTGACAATAACCACACTTAAAGTTACATTCATTACCAAATGACACTTCAACATATTGCGGATTTACATTTGCCATTGGCTCTTGTTTAATTGCGTTAAATCTTTCTGGAGTATATATACTTGCATTACGTTCTTTACGGTCACTAATGTAATCTTTACCCATACATTCAACATTCCAACAATAGTTGCAACCACTAGGCTTCTTGCCGTCTATCATCATTTGACGTTCTGCTTTTTTCTGTTGTGTGTTATGCAATGCACTTGGATCTGCTTCAATTTCATGCAAAGGTATTTTATGCGGAGCAGGGTGATAACAACTGTGTGTTTCTCCTGTGCCTAAGTATAATGTTGTATGGTGCCATTTGGCCAGACAGAATGTAGGACTTAGCTCGTCCATGATAGGTATAAATTTTTCTATTCTTTCCTTATCGTGCATTAAACTGTTCCTTCAACCAATCAAAGTCATTTATCTTACGTAGGTTGTCTGGCTTGTTACTATTTGCAACTCCGTAAGCTCTGCCAGCGTTTGCTCCTAATAGCACATACTCAGCAAAAGGTCCTTTTGCTTCTTTACACCAAATATCTAAACGTTTTTCAGTTTCCATATTCTCTTGTCTATTAATAGATCTACTTGCTAGTTTAACACATTCTCTAAATGAACTTTTCCATGTACTGTATTCATCTGTATCAAACACACTAATATTACTTACTTCATTCATAGCTTTAAACTTCGGAGACAGACTAGTAGTCATATCAGTAGTAAAATCTGTAATGTTCATAACTGCTTTTCTTGGTAGTAATTTTACACCGCCGTATCCATATTCTAAATCATTTACTGCATTTTTACTTCGCCATACATGCACCATATCTTGATCCCAAAATGGAACACGATAATCAAATTTGAAGTGTTCCATTAATTTTGCATCACCGTCAACTACCCAAAACATATTCGTTTCGCATAAACTTGCTGCTTTCATATGTGCTTGATGAATACCTTTTACATCACGTACCCAACGTAGTTTTATACTAGAGTCTTGTACTCTAACAATATCTTGTAGTTCGTTAAAGTGTTTGTCTGCATTTTTTTCTTTGTAACTTATAAAAGCAATATCATATGACGTTGGTGTACTACTATTTTGTTTTACATCTTTTTTATTAGTAAAGAATCTTGAATTAAATTCACGCTGTGTTACAGGACGCTCTTTTGAAAATAATGTAACACCGTCATACCATTTGCTATTTTGAAAACAGTGAGTAAGTTTTCTATGATAACTATCATACTTAGGAATATAATAATCAAATTTAAAATCATCACTAATATTTAAATCAGGATATACTCCCCAAAACATATCTCCTGTTGCTTTTTCTTGAGCTTGTTTATAATCGTCAAACGTTTCTAAATTAAATACTTCCCACTTCTTAGGATTACTGGCTACTATGTTAACTTCTTTTTTATTTGTAAAGAATCTGTA